CAAAGAAGCACATATGCATCTGCTCATATTTTTGTAGATAAGACAGAAGCAATATGTATTATCCCTTTGAATGAGGTGGCTTACCATGCCAACGATGTGCAAAGGAGAAATGCAGATGGTAGTGCATGGAGAGGGGTGGCAGAATTAAAGCCAAACGCCAACTATTTATCAGTCGGTGTAGAAATGTGCGTAGAGAGAGATGGTACATTCCATCCACAAACAGTTGCTAGGGCAGAAGATGTAATGGTTGAGCTTTGTAAGAAGTTTGGTTTAGACCCAATCAAGGACATTGTTAGACATCGTGATGTCACATATAAAGAATGTCCTGCGCCTTGGGTTGCAAATGGACAATTATTTATCGATTTTAAAAATCGTGTAAATGCAAAATTCAAAGGGGTTAATGCTTCGCAACCTGCAAAGCCTATTGTATTTCCATCTGGTGCTGTAGGCTTGGTTACTATTCTGGTAGAAGGTTTAAGAGTGCGTGATACATATAGCACAAGTGGAAACATAGTTAAGAAAGAGCTAAAGGTGGGCGACAAATACTTTGCATACAAAGAAGTAAATGGTTGGTATTTAATCACTACAGGCGAATGGATTTATGGGAACAATGGTGAGTATGTTTCATTTATTGAAGCACCAAAACCTACACCTACACCTGCACCTGTTGAGCATATGTATCGTGTGCGTAAGACATGGGATGATGTAAAAGGTCAAGTTGGTGCATACAAAGAATTGGAGAACGCTAAAGATTTGGCAGATAAAAATGTTGGATATAGTGTGTTTGATGAGAATGGTAAGGTTGTTTATACTCCTGCTGTTAAAGAAGACCCTAAACCCACTCCACAACCACAACCAGAGCCACAACCTGTAGAACCTGCACCAGAGCAACCTAAACAGCCAGAGATACAACCAGAACAAAAACCAGAGCCTACAGTAGACCCACATGAATGTCATCACAATATTTTAGGAGAACCTACAGTAGATTATGAAAAAATGGTTGCATTTGTAAAGGCTGTAAATCCTAAAGCGCAAGACATCGAAGAAATTGCCTTAAATTTTATTGAAGTTAGTAGAAAGTATGGCATTCGTGGAGATATGGCATTCTGTCAATCTATCATCGAAACAGGATACTTCAAATTTGATTGTGGAACTGCCGTAACACCAGACCAACATAATTATTGTGGAATGGGCGTAACAAGCAAAGGAGTGAAGGGAAATTGCTTTGCAACAATTAAAGATGGTGTAACTGCTCAAATGCAACATTTATTCGCATATGCATCCAAAGATGCTATTCCTAACGGTGATGCTATTCTTGACCCACGCTTCCAATATGTAGCAAGAGGAACTGCACAGCATTGGGAAGATTTAAACAACTGTTGGGCTATGAACGACCATTATGGTCATGACATTGTTGCTTTATATGATAAGCTTGTAAACTTTGAATATGTAAAACCAGAAGCACCAACTGTTGATGAAGCACAAGTAAACATGGCTAAAAATTTAATCGATTACTTTGTTGATAAGATAAAAGGCTTATTCGGCAAATAATTGTAGAGTAAAAGGGCATGACAAGTACAAAAGGGGTTGCACAATAATATAAGGGAGGAAACCAGAGATGGATTTCTTACAATTATTAACCAATTCAGCTTGGCTAACGGCTTTATCAACCCTTATCGGTTCTGTCATTACATACCTAATTGCTCGCAATAAAAATAAAACAAAATTAGTTATGAGTGACAGGATGCAACTCTCTAAAGACCAATATCAATTAATTGCAGAAATGCGACAAATGATGCAGGAACAAAGGGAAGAGATTGAGAGTTTACGAGAAGAAATTAAACAATTGCAAGCTGTTAATATTACCTTAACTCTTGAAAATAAAGAGTTGCAAGCTAAGATTGCAGAGTTGAATGAAAGACTAGATTCTAGGTTAAATTCTTAATCGAATTATTTAGATGAAAAAAGGGGTATTTAAAATGATGGAAATGTTACATGAACAATTGATTAATCTGGCAATTATACTTTTGGTAGGATTTGTCGGATGGGTGACTAAAACTGCTACTGGATACTTGAAGAAAAAAGGGTTAGTATCCCAATTAGAGAGCCACAAACAATTGGTTAATTTAGTCGTTAATGGTGTTGAGCAAGCCTATACACATTTGCATGGTAAAGAAAAATTAAACATGGCTAAAATTGAGGTTATTAAATTGGCAAACTCAAAGGGAGTTAAAATTTCTGCAAACGACCTTGATATGTTAATTGAGAATGCAGTTAAAGAAATGAACTCAACTATTAAAGAAAGCTTGAAATAATCTAAATATGTTAAAATTCCCCTCAAAAGAGGGGAATTGTTTTTATGTATGACGAAAAATAATTATTACGTAAAATGACAGTTTGACGAACTAATCACCACATCGTCAAACCTATGTTCAAAATACTCTAAAATGCACCATCATAAGCTTTTTACGTCCAACCTGTGTATTATTTACTATTAAATGCACCACACTATTTGGTCTTTTTCTTTTGCTTCCTTGCCTTTTTGATATCAGCCCAATTAGGTTTTTCCCATTCAACTAATCCATTTTCAACTAAATATGCAATTGCGGTTGCAAATGAATCGCTCTCGTCTTCGCTCTGAAATATTATATCATTATATTTTGTATTTATTGAATTTGCGACATCTTCCTTTGTCGCATCACCATGCACTATTACAGCTTTGATAGCTTTTGGGGTGTAGTATACTTGTGGCACATTCCAAAGCATACAATTAACAACACCATGCGCTCTAAAGATTGTCTGCGTTTCAGCATTAAATCTAGAGAATCCTCTTTCAATTGCTACCTGTGTTGGTGGATATAATCTCATGAGTTGTTTAATCCAATCAGTAATCTTCTTTAATTTTATTCCATTAATATAAAGCCCTTTATAATCCTTTGTTGCCCTTATCTTTTCTGTGTTAAAACTACCTATATAGACAAACTTCTTTGTCTCTAAATCGTAAATCGTAAGCCCTGTATTTTTAAGGCTTATGTCAAATGCCCAAAGCATTTATTCTTGCTCTTCCTCTGATTCTTTCTTCATGTTATAACATGAATAGTGATAGATAACTGGTAGTTCTTCATCTTCAACCCACAATTCGTCTTCATGTACATGTTCGTCACAGCATGGGCAAGTGCCTAATATTTTAATTGTGTCATGTTTTCGTTCAAGCTCATCATCCCGATTGTCTAATTTCCAATCGTCATAGTCATTTTTTGGTTGCTCAATTTTACTTCTGTCTTTATCCATACAATTCTCCCCTACAAATAAAAATACTAGGCAGATTTACTACATAGTATTTATTATAACATAATTTGTTGTGCTTGTAAAGTGGTTAACTGCGATGAGTAGACTTTCTAACAAGCTTACACTTAGTTAAGTGCCACTCTTTTACAGCAGGATTTCTCACCCATTTTCCGTTCTCATTTTTCCATCCGTCCTGTTCTTCGATGCTTAATACTTTTATAACATCTCCCACGTAAAGTAATTGGTCATCTTCTGTCCAGAATTTCTTTTTGGCAACTTTAACAGTAAATTCATTTCCTGTCTTAATTTGATACAACTTAACTTTTGGAGTATATTTGATGTTGTCAATGGCTGTCACCAATGCAAAAGCGCCATCGACATTATGCCATGTTGAAACTGCATAACCCAAATTTTCTTTCTCATATGCAATTTGCTCATACAGTTCAATTTTTCGTGGTGGATTATTCTTTACTGCTTCATGATAATCGTGAATGTTTTTAATTCTCTCTTCTTTTGTCTTATCTTTAAGTTTAACATCATACTTTAAAGGTCTTTTGACAACCTTCTCTTCAATCTTTACTTCTCCTGTCTTTTTATTTTTCTTTTCGGTAGTTACAACCTTATCAGCAAATTCTGGATACTTTTCAGTATCGCCCTTCTTCTTATCTGACATTGTAAGATAAACTTCAAGCAATACTTCCTTTTCTCCAAACTCCTTGAAAAAGTCTAGGCGAATTAAAATCTCCATCTGCCTTGTGTTGGCAGAAGTTTTTTCGGCAATATCGACAAGTAATTCAATCCAATCACTATACTCTTTCTCTTGGGATAGCTGATACAATTCCTCTGCCACTTTTACGTTCTGGTGAGCGATTGAAGCTATGCCTTTATAAACTGCTTGCTCTTCTTTGTTGAAGCTGTAAGAAGCTCTGGAATGACCAAATTGAATTGGCTTAATCTCAACATTTTTCATCTTTGCATAATTCATAATCTTAGCTGTTTTATCCTTATCATCATCTTGGATGTTTAGGATTGCTGTTAAAAACTCTAATGGATAATGATAACGCAAGTATGCTCCGATGTAGCCAATATAGCTATAAGGTTGAGAATGGTTTATAGAAAAACCATAACGACTAGCATCATCGATAACCTTTAAGAATGATTCAAGAATCTCTTCTGCATGTTCTTTATCTTCATTATATGTTTCACCCATGTACTTGATAAAGCCATCATGAATCTTTGGCAAGTATTGTTGTGTACCAACCTTTTTGGCAAGACCACGCCTTACCGTATCCGATTCTGCACCTGTATGATTACAGAAGTCAGTTAAGAATTTCATGATTTGTTCTTGGAAAATTAAGTACCCAAGCGTTGGTTTTAATGCTTCATTTAATGCAGGATGTCCATTGTCTTTAGAAACGCCTTTAGCTAATTCGTAGCGATATGAATTGCCCGAAGGTCTTATAGCACCATTAGCCATTGATAGTAAGTCAATGAAGTCAA